ATGCCATGTCGCCGTGGCACGGCCATTGGATTTGGCCCCACACCGACGACCTCGACATGCTCAACGCCGCCCAAGTTCAGAAACTCCAGCTCGAAAGCAACACAACCACCCTCGCCAACGAGTACGCCCGCCAAGGCAAGAACTGGAAAACCGAACTCGAGCAAATCCAAAAAGAACGCGCCTACCTCAAACACCTCGGCCTAACCTAACTGCCGCGTTCGCACGAACTGCCTCTTACGTCGCACGACCCCCGCGCCACGTCGCACAACCCTCGCGCCACGTCGCACGAACCCAGCGCCACGTCGCACGAAACCAACGCCGCGTCGCGCAAGCCGCCCGCTTCCGTGCCGCGTTCCATGCACAGCAAATCGCCGCGCAAAACCGCCGCGCCCTCGAAGAGCGCGGCAATTTCGCGTCCGTCCACACTGGCACGGACTACGAGCGGTTCGTTGCCGCGCTCCTCACAGCCGACGGCTTCACGGTCACGCAGAAGGGCGGTTCGGGCGATTGCGGTGCCGATCTGCTCGTCTCGTTGCCGTCCGGCCCTGCCGTTGTGCAATGCAAGTTCTACTCCTTCCCCGTCGGCTATGACGCGGTGAAGGAGGCCTACGCGGCAAAAGCTCTCTACAAGGCAACTGCTGCGTTCGTTTGCACCAACGCAACCTACACGCGCCAAGCCCGCAGAACTGCCGCGCAACTCGGCATCCAACTCACGACCCACGCAACGCTATCTGCCGCGCTCGAACGTGTGTGACGAACCTTCGACCGAAACGAGCTGCGGCGTAGGTGCGTCAGAAAAAAACGACAATTCCAAGACGCACCGTCGTAGCCGCGCCGTTTCGGTCGAAACTTTGCGTATCGCAACGCGATCTGCGTTCTTCAACCATTCCACTATTCCACCATTCAACCCAACAACCAACACCTATGAACTTGAACTACGGCAAACTCGTCAACGGCGCGATCATCTACGCGCCCTCGTCCCTCAACACGCCCGCAGGGTTGATCGTCAATCCCAAGCGGCTTTCGTATCTGCAAGCGGGCTGGAAGTCCATCGACCTCACGCCGCCGAGCGATCCCGCGCCGGAAGGTGAGGAATACGCCATCAGCGGTTACACCGAGGACGGCGAAACGATTCGCGCAAGAGCACGAACTTGAGCGACATATCCTGTGATAATACAATGAGATTTAACATCCAGCCCTGAATACAACGAATTATCAATTTGGATAAGTTTACTTAATGGAACAATATTAACAGGATAATTGTTTTCAGATGCTTTTGATTTTGGAATTCTCATATTACCTTATACCACCACTATTCTACTACCTCTGTTTCCAGCCTGCAACTTTATATTTTTTCTTCAGGAAATCCTCCCATCTACCCCTTCACCACTTCCGATATGCTACTTACAATGCCAGCCATACTCTGAATCTCTGAGGGTATGATGATTTTTGTCGATTTGCCATCGGCAACCTTTTCAAAGGCCTCCAGACTGCGCAACTTGATTACGGCATTGTTGAGAATTAAAACAAATAATGATACAAAAATTATAATAAAAAATGAAAAAAACTTGCATCGGGTTTGATAAAAACCGTGTCTTTATTTGTTTTAACGTGTCATTTTAATATTTTGTTATTGCACACGCACCCCACCCAGCCTGTCCGCCCAGTTCTCAGGGTACTTGCCGTGATACCACTCATACGACTTGCCGAAATTATTTTTATACCAGAACAAGCATACTGATGGCAGACCTACCAGAGGTAAATATAGCCAGCCCAGATACTTAGATTGAATAGTATGCCCTGTACACTCATCAATACAATCCTCCTATGATATCAAGGTTCATCTTCTGTCAGATAATATACGCCACTTTGGATACTTAGCTTTTATCGCTTCAACTCTCTCAAGCCACCTTGCCCTCGTCTCAGGGCTGCCGTCAAGCATGTACTGGAATGCAATCCTGTTGCTGCCGTTCAGCGTGTCGTTGTACTCAGCCTGCCTGTTCTGTTCCTGTATCTCATTGTATTCCTCTGCCGTGACCTCGCCGTCATCATAACGCTCCTGCAATGTCTTCGGCACTATCCTGTCATCAACAATCTTGCATCCCTTCGGAAGCTCCTCGATTCCAGCCCTGATTCTCTCGACCTGCGTCATCTTACGTACAGTGCCGCCGGCTTCCCTCACATATCCTTCGTCTGCGGTCTGCACCCACTCTTCTTTCTCCGAATCCCAAGACCGCTTGACATGGGCTTCTTTTTTAGGCGGCTTCTTCTTAATCTTAGGCACTTCTCCCAAGACCTCGGTGAACCCCGACACTGACCCGTCATCGGCATATATCGGGAATCCCCTGTAGTCGTCAACCGCCTTCCAGCATTCACCGTCAAACACAGCCTTCTGACCCTCTGCCACATCAGGCGGAGCAACCAGCGTTATATTGGATGCGTGGGGATATTCCCCAGTCCTCTCATCAAGATACACTGCTTCTTCATTTACAAACTCACCTGTCTTGAGGTTAAAGCGATACCCAGTTGTCCTGTTTTCCATATTCTATCTCCTTATTCATAGAGTTCTCTTAAAAATGTTGACAAGATATGCGTCCTGCTGAACCGGTGCACCGTCTTGGTAGACTGAAGATGAATCTGATGCATCGAATTGTATTTGTACTGTCGGTTGAACGCTTCCGCTTGAATTACATTTAACGTCCATGCTTGTCTCGGTCTCTGAAAAAGCACCGGAACCATAAGTCATTTCCACAACAGTTTGAGCCGGCAACTTTTCAACCGTACCCAGGATGTTAGGCAGGCTCTCCGCGACTGTTGTACCGGCAGCTCCCCTTGTCCCAGCACCTTGCAGAACCATATCTTGTGCTACAAGCACCCAGATGGAGTCAGGTATCAGGCTGGACAGAGGACAGGTGTTACCTTCCGTGATATACAGCGAGCCTACTGGATGCAGTGCTTCAAGTACAGCCACTGAGTTTTCCATAAGCCACGTACTGCCGAGCCATGTGAACCTGTACATCTGACCTGCGGCGGTGGTTATTGTCGAGCCTGAGTTATAGCTGATTGTGGCTGCGGCGGAGGCTATGACTGTGACGGTGCATCCTATATATGCGCCGTCATCCAGCGTGAGCGTTATGCCGTCCGTGCCGATGGAAAGCGTGGCGTTGTACTGCACCTCGCTCGTGACGTCCGTCACGGTTACGGCTACAGGACGCTGCCGTGCAAACCCTGCTATTATGTTGTCGTTCACTTCCTGAGTACTCAGTCCGCCCGATGACTTCTTGGTGCCGAACGGCGGCGTATACCCTGCGATGGCAGGAATCTGAATTGCATTAAGCGTCAAATCTATCATATCTTCTCCTTTTTATACGTAGTATGGTACATAGTACACGGACACTCTGGCTCGCGCCGCCTGTCCCGTATCGTCGTGCTTGAAGTTGAACCTGCAAACTCCGTCAGGCAGGAACTCCATGTCTGAGAACTCACAGTGAAGCTTATAAGGCACCATGAAATTCATGAAGATTCCGTTGCCGATGTTGACATCCACAGATATGTTCTCCGAACCTGCCCCTGTCTTCTCGCCCTGTGCCATGGAGAAGACCATCTTGTTCACGGATACAGCCCCCGTGGATATTTTGTCGTAGGACACAGCCCCCGAGCCTATCTTGGAGCCGCCAACCGCACCGTCTGCAAGCTTATCACCTGTCACGGAGCCGCCCTGGATGTTGGATTCGCCGACTGCGCCCTGCGCAAGGGCCGCACTGTCTATGCATCCGCCTGCAACCCTGGTTACAGAGCCGTCCGCAAGCTTTGTGGCGATCTCGCCCCTGTTATAGACCTCGCCCTTGTTATAGACCTCGCCCTTGGAATAGACCTCGCCCTTGGAATATATAACATTGCTGAGGAACTTGACAGGGTCATGTGCGAATATGCGGAGGTATCGGTCTCCCGCGTTGCGGCCGGCATAGGGCATCCCCACGGCTACAGCGGCATTGAACGATGCAAGGGTCATCGAGACTGTGGCATCCGTCATCAGCTCGTCGATGGCGATGAGCGCCTTAGTCGCGTTGACTGTCACCGTGCACGGCTCTGAAGCCTGTACGTGTCGCGTGAACATATATTCCTGTCCGCCTGTGTATATGCCGATGTTGTTGGCTGCCGTGGACCTCATCACAAGCCCGATTGCATGCCACCTGCCTGCCGCCATGTCAGCGGTATATACGCTCTCGGAGCCGACCTGCCACTCGTGCGTGATCCGGATGCACCGTTCAAGCGGCAGGTTATACGCCGGTGTGTCTTCGCCGTTGTATCCCGGTATCCCGCTGTCGTTGTATTCAGGCTCCACATCAAGCACCTCCAGCTTCACCTTGTCATGAGCCGTCCCGAACTCGACAACCTTATAATAGTCTGCGCCCCCGAACATGACATACATCGTCGCCGTTGCAGCTCCGGAGCTGCCCATCGGGGCTGAGAGCGAGAAATTGCCGTACAGCACCCTGCCTCTGCTCTTGTCATGGGTACCGTCCGATACAGCAGGCTCTATGGTCGGTCTGCCGACAAGACCAGGTGCGATACCGCCTGACAGCGGCGACACTGTTATATTGCTCTCACCGTGCTGGTCGAGCATGTCTGCGTCGAAGTGATACCACACTGCCTGCGCGGACGGTGCAGGACAGCCCACATCATATCCGTCAGGCACATCATTGGCGTTGCCCACGGTCATCGTCCCGGCGTTGTCTATGTCGACGTTGCCGCGAGCGACAAAACTGCCGCCCTCCTTGTTCTGGAGCATGAGACCCTGATAGGTGAGCGAATTGCGGCGGTTTTTTGTGTCGTTGTATATGTTGAGCACCAGCTTATAGAATGACTCCTCGGCCTCGACAAGGAGCTGTCCCAGCTTTGCCCTGAGCTGTCCGCCGACATAGTGGATGAAGTTGGCCCTCGGGTCGTCCGAATCCTCCCAGTCCTTGTTGTTGCCCACGCGGAACTCCACGGAGTCAGGATCGAGGTTCCAGTAGTTGCTCCTCGTTCCGCCGGTGATCTCCCCGAAGAGTGCGCTTATGGCGGCGAGGTTGGTGGCGTATATCTTGTCTGCCCCTATCGCACCGTCGTTCTGCCGTCCGTTCTTCCATGCGTTGACAACATCCTTGGCGGTTACCGGCTGTGCCGTCATCTGCACCTGTGCCCACGAACCGTCCCCCGCCTCATTGTACGGAGCGGCCTTGACCCAGTACAGGGTCGGCTCGGGTGCGCCCGCACTCTGTCCCATGAGCGGCACGGTCATGGAGAACTCCCCCGAGGCAACCGCATGGCCGTCCTGTATTCCCCTGTAGTTGGTGTCGGCGCCGTACGGGTCTGCGCTCAGGTTGGGCGCATACCACACGGCATCGTCGTTGCGCCGTATCTGCACCTTGTAGCGGACGCTGCCCATCACCCTGAGATTTCCGGATGTCTGGGAGAACTTGCAGTATACAGTCCTTCCGCTGACCTGTGCATCTATGACAGCCTGTCTGCATATCCACGTTCCGTAGGCATCGGTGCTGACTGTCTCGGTCTTCCAGCTCTCGCTCTCGTTTCCGTACACGTTGACCGCCTTGCAGCGTATGCTCCACGTGTCAAGCGCAGATTTCTCAGGGTACAGGTCTATGGAATGGTCCCAGCTGTATGCGCCGTTCGTAACCTCTATGTCCGTCCACTGTGCAATGCCGCCGCGCTTTATCTGGTATCTGAACCTGATTCCGTCGGTAAGGTGCGACTGCGTGACGACAGGCGAGAATCTGATTCCGCCCTCCGTCGCCACTGCCCCGATCGATGTCACATCGGCAGGGATGTATGCTTCGGTGCCCTGCACAACTTTTTTAACCGCCCCGTTGACATCAGCTATGCTCGCCGGGGCAGGTGTTATCTCTTGCTTGATCCGACCGTCGTCGATGATGCCGCCGCGTGTGATGTTCGGCGTATATGCCGGGATGACATATCCAGGATCATCCACGCTGAAGATCTCAGGGCTGTAGTCCACGCAGGTTATCTTGGCAGTGAGGTCTTCCATCGGCTCTATGCCGATGACAAGCACGTCGGCCGTGACGGAGCCGCTCTCGCCGAATGCGAACAGATCGCCGGAATCCGGTGCGCCGGATACGGTGATCGGAGTCTGGAGCTGCACATTGTCAGATGTACCCACATTGAGAGTGAGAGGGTACAGGACAAGGCTGCCGTCGCCCTTGCGGACGCGGATAGAGTAGGCTCTGCCGCTTTCCATGGTGATGTCCTCGTCGACTGCGAACCCGGTAACCATGTTGCCCGAGATGATCCTGGCACTGATCCTGCCCCAGCTCTTGCCGCGCATCGGCACGTCGTGAGCCAGCAGAGCGCGGCTGCCGCGTGTCGCTATCAGGTATTCGACGTCGCAGTTGAATGTATATATCCACGGACGCAGGTAGGTCACTGCGTACATGTACTTGCCGATAAGATACGCCTGGGCTGCATCCGTGACGCCCCACAGGTTGACGGTCTGCTTTTTTGCGCCCGGGTTGACCTCGCTGTAGCCTCCGGTTGCGTCGTAGACGATGCGCTCGTCGTCGGCGTAGCCGGCATCCCTGTTGATGAGCTGCAGATGCATCGAGTTCGGTATGTCTGTGAAGCTCTTGCTGCATTCGAAGCCCCATGTGTTACGCGGCGTGAAGAGCTGCACCGGTGTTGCCTTGGCGACATCCTGGACAACTCCGATTCTGTTGCCCACCTTGGAAAACTCTGCCCTTGCGGTGGATGCGATGTCGCTGAGCAGTTCACGGAGGGTCATCTCCGATGACACGTATACGTTGCACCGGTAGTCATGAGTATTGCACCATACATACCAGGACTCAAGGCTTGCCCAGCTGATGAGGTCGTCCGGCAGCGGATCGGTATTAAGTGCACCCTGCAGGATGTACCTGTACAGTGCCGCAGGGTTGGACGTTGAAGCCGAAGAGGCCCAAGCAGATGCCCCTGAGCCTGAGCCGCTGTATACCGGCAGGCGTGTCTGCCCCATCATGTTGAGCTGGTCGACATATCCGTTGAGCAGGTCCGTGGCACGTGCCTTGAGTGCGATCAGCGTAAGCTGTCCTCGCACGGCCGCCCGCACCGTGTCGGTGTCCCTGCCGGACTTGAGCGTAGCCCAGTACACCTTGTCGATGACCTTGCTGTCAGTAGAATCTGGGGTGACACGTCTGAGGCGCACGTCGTACTGACCGGCTGCCACCGACCTGGTGATCTGATGGCGCATGGACTTCAGGTCGGCGGCCGTCAGTGTGTTGGAGCCGTTGCTCCAGTAGCCCAGCACCTGGTAGGCGCTGTCGGCAGCACCTGTGACCTTGTATTCGGCCACAATCACAACTGATCGGTTGGTAAGGTCTCCGTCGTCATCATACGCGCCCAGCCCCGATGGCAGGTAGATGTCCACCACAATCTTGGTGGTGTCCGCTGTAGTTGTCCTTACAAGGGGGGTCGCCTGCTTGAGCTCTATGCCTATAGATGTCTCCTTGCATACTTTAGGGTAGATTGTACTTGCATTGCCGTTGGATATGACCTCAAGCCGTATGTATTCATCCTGTCCGGAGAGGATCTTGTTGATGTCCCTGGTCTGCGACAGTTCGATGATGCTTGTGTCACCGATCTTGATCGTGCTGTAGTCGATGTCTATGTTGTTATAGCCAAGACAGAAGAGCTGCACCAGATACTGGTTATTTTCGGTGCCGTCACTGCTGACATTGCCGGCCATGTCAGATCCGATCGCAGTGTAGCTGGATGCCGCCGAAAGGGGGTATATCAGGTGCTGTCCCAGCAGATACGGCACAGGTCCCCACGGATTGGCCTGGTTGCGGCTGCCGCGGATGGACGGAGCTGTCTCGATGCCCTCGAGGCCGGTGTCGCCGACCTGCGGTATGCCTGTGTTATACAGCGTGATGCCGCCGGCAAGCAGCCCTACGCCTGAGCCGATGAGGGCCATGGCCACCCCGCCGAGAGTGCCGTAGGATGCGATGGCCAGCACAGCCCCGACTGCAGTCATCAGGGCGCCCACCCATGCCATGCCTTTGCCGCCAGACTTATTATCACCGGACGGCACGACCCTGATATAGACTGTCTGACCTTCTTCCGGCACGCGGTCGAAGTCGGTCACCGCCTCATCATCAATCATCATCCTTGCATGAGACAGCGGCAGGGCCGCACCAAGCCCTTCATATATCTCTTTCAGGCTTTTGACATCAGTTTCATAAGTTTTTAAGTCCGTTTCAAACGGATTGACCTGTGCTATAACCTTAATCTTTGACACCATAAAACCCCTCTATCCTGCACCTGATGTTCGGGCTGTCCATACTTTCCACCACGCATCCAGAGCGATGTGTGGTGTGCAGTATGTAACCTCCGCCGACATATATGCCCAGGTGTGTAGGCAGCCCGTTGTATTTAAGCACGACGCCGCATCCTGCAACCGGCTCTGCAATCCGATCCCCCGCTATGAGGGGCTTGTGCATGCGGTAAACCCGGGCTGTCTGCTCCGTGTCGCATGCATCGTCGTACTCGCAGCACAGCGGCGGCAGATGCCTGCCGTAGTGCGTGTTCTGCACGCAGCGGAAAAGACCATAGCAGTCAAGCCCTGTCTCCGGCTTCCTGCCGCCGGAGACGAACGGAATCCCGATATAGTCCTTGATCCAGGATGGTATCTTTTCCATCAGAACAGCCCCGGGAAATCGAACGGTGTGAAGGACAGCCCGGGCAATATGCGGTCGGAGATGTACACATCGTACAGGTCGCCGGTTATCTGCTGCACGTCGGCGGAGATGTTCTTGAGATACAGCCTGCCGGATTCCCATTCCACCGTGTCCGGCGACGATGCCAGCACCACCTTGAAGGCGATCTCCATAGGCTCGCTGTTCGGTATCAGCTCGATCTGCTCCATGATGTAGCGGTCGATGTTGTCTATCGTCACCCTGGAAGGGCTGCCGTTGTCGGATGATGAGTTCGGCGGAATGAATTTGAAGCCGCAGGCCTGATATGACTGCCCGCTGTGGGTGATGTTCTCTGTGTTGTTGACGAACCGCATCGGCGTCTGGATCGTCGAGTGGCTGATCTCTGCCAGGACAAGATAGACCTCTGATGTCTCCGGCGCAAGTGCCGCCTGTACGGCGTTGGCTGATAAGCTCATGTGAGTGCCTCCAATTTCAATGATACATTAAAAAGTCCGTCCGTCTCCGTCTTCTGCGGCGGTTCCGTGAACCTGAACTCCCTCAGCACCCCTGTGACAGGATGCGCCATGAGGAATCGCCTTGCCCCTCTGGCGGCAGTGCCTCGGTAGAAATTATCGAAGATTGCCAGCTCGGATGCATCAAGCACCACGGAGCAGCTGATTTTTTCAACGCAGGCGGTATATCTCCGGCGCACCTTGACAGGTCCTGCGTCCATCTGTGTGCGGATCAGTCCGTCCTGATCCTGTGCCTGATAGCCGGGTGCTATGACTTCCGGCAGTGTGCTGGGCCATGCTATGTCTGGCATTTAGCGTACTCCTTTCGGCTTGAGGCCGTACCTGCTTTCAAGCGGCTTGTCCAGGTTGCCGGAGCTGACCTGAGAACGCAGCATCTGACCTATTGTTATCTGCAGCTCTCGCTCTCCGTTTGCCCCTGTCGATTCCTGTGTCTCGACCTCGCTGTTTGTATAATTATTTATTATAATCGTAACTTCTCCGCCGCTGCCGCCGGTGGACTTTACCCCCAGGCTGCCGTCCGATGTGCGTTCCAGCGGCAGGATTGCCTCGTAGCCGCGCTCTCCCCATTCGGCAGTCTTTCCGCTCGGCATCGTGAAGTGCTGCGGCGTCCCTGCGATGCCGCCCTTGGAAAAGCGCACCATCTCGCCGCCGGCAAATACATTGCCCTTCGCTGATCTCTCGGTCTTGCTGTCCACATAGCCGGAGACGAAGGATGTCGTAAGCCCTGCGGCGACAAATCCCAGTCCGAGACCCCACTGACCGTTGGCTATCAGCTGCAGACCGGCCTGCAGGAACAGGATGGGCAGCATATCAAGTATGGCGTCCGACTGTGCCGCCAGTATGTCCTTGAATTCCTCGGCGGAGATCTTGCCGTCCTCCATGGCCTTGCCGAACTCGTGCGAGGAATCGATGATGCCCTCAAAGGCACCGTCGGCCAGCTGCCCCAGCATGTTGGTCATCCTGGCGGCAGTCTCCTCCGTCGCCCCTTCAATATCCTTGAGATTCCGGTACAGATTCTCATTGAATATATCCGAGTAGCTCTGGAGCTCTCCGATGACCTGCCTGTATGTCCTGGTGTATGCATCCCCTGCACCCTGCCCGACAGTCTCAAGGGCAGATCCGCCCATCTCGCGCAGCTCCATGATGTCGGCGGCCATCTTATTTTTAATCGCCACAAATTGCCTGTATTCCTCGCTTCCGAACTCGGATGCATCCATGGCGTCAAGCACCTTCCTGTACTCCGTCTCAAGAGCCTCTTTCTGTCCCTCTTCGGTCTGTCCGTACAGGCGCTTACGCCACTCCTCGGTAGCCTTGGCCACATCTTCCGCCTTCCTGAGCTCGGCTGTTTCATTGGATAGTTTTTCAGCGGCGGCGGAATCGGCCGACTCTTTTTTTGCGGAAGCCTCTCTTGCCTCCGACCATTCCCTCTGTTTCTTTATATTCTCTTCATAGGCGGCATTTAACAGCTCGACTCCGGCTTTATACTGCTCAAGGCTGATTTTTCCCGATTGATACAGGGCAATCTCCTGCTGGATCTTCCGCCTGTATTCGTCCATTGCCGCCGCATTGGCAGCAAGTGCAACGTCAAAATCGGATGACTTGGCATTCCCTGCGGATATCCTGTCCAGCGCATCCCCGAGTTCCCTTGTGCTCTTGAGGGCATCAGCGGCGGCCGAAGCAAGCTCCGTCAGCTTCCTGTTCCATGGGGCAAGCCCCCTCTCAATGCTCGCCCCGAACTCCTCCTTCAGGTCGCCGATGGCGTTCTTGAGCTGGTCGCTGCTTCCTGTGGCTGTGGCAGTCTTTTCTGCCATGCCCTTGTACGACTGAGCCACGACCTCCACTGCCTTGCCTTCCCGCAGTTCCTCTTCCGTGAGATTCTTGAGCATGGGCAGCTGCCGCCCCAGCATCCCGATTGAGCCGGAGTACGACATATTCAGGCCCTGCACGGCACTGTCAAGCGATATGGCACCGCTTGCGCTTGCGTCGAGTGCGGCACTCATGATCTGCATGATCTCGGATTCCGTCCTGCCCGATGCCGCCAGCTGTGCCATGAACGGCAGCAGCTGCTCGTCCCCGACCACGGAGATCCTCTGCAGCTCGCCGGCGTAGTCCCTCAGCCGCAGCACGGCGGAATTGTCAAGGTACGGATTGTTCTGTGCCGCCGTCTGCAGCTGCACCTCGGCGTTGGCCTGAGCCTTATATGCGGCCGTGAGGTCTGCGACCTCCGCTGAGATTCTGACGAACACAGCTGCCGCCGTTCCTGCCACAGTGTTGATCCCACGCAGCTTCAGGCCGAAGACGGCGAAATTGTCTATGGCATCCTTGATCCTGCCGTTCAAGTCGGAGAGGGAGGATATGGCCTTTTTCGCCTCAAGGTCGATTGTAAGCTCAAGCGTGTTTTTTGCCATGACTTTCTCCTTGATATAAGTTGGTGAGTATGATATTGTTGTGGTATGTTAGCTTGGCTGTATGTCCTGTTGGCGACACTTATTCCCTCCATCCTGCCTTTCGGCCTGCTTTTTCTGGCCTATGGGATATACAGACGCATTTCCCACGGACCGGAACACAAGGAAAAACAGCCTGCCGCCGGAGACGGCGAGGAAAAACGCATACTGAGGTATCTGGGACTCCTTTAGCATCAGCGTTTTCGGCCGTTGCGTCTTTTCCTCTCCTCTTCTGCCATCTCCTGCTCGTAGCGGCGTTGTTCCTGCTTGAGGACAACAAGTGCATTCACAACCCATTCCGGCTGCTCCGCCCATCCGCCGCCGAACGGCAGGGTCTTCAAGATTTCCGTAGTGCAGTAAATCCTGTAGCAACGGAAAAATTCTTCATTTACATACTTCCTGGCATCGCAGGTCGGGATCACGATGTCGTGTCCGTCCTCGTCCTTGATGCCGGTGACCCAGGGCAGGTTCTCCCTGCCTGGCATCATCTTGGCTTTATGCTTACCAGATGCAAAGCACCGGTAAGCGATCCTCAGTTTTTTTCGTTTACTTTCTCACGGTAGACTTCCTTTCTCAGGACTCCGACAATCTCGGCCTTGAGTGCGTCGAACTCGATCGGGGCAGTAAGAAGGGACTTCACATCCTTCACTTCCACCGTTTTGTCGTCCTCCGAATAGGAGGCGTTCTTGATGCCGATTAAAAGTTCGTTCAGAAGCTGCTCATCGGTGGTGTTGACGAGTGTCGTCTCCATCCCCTTGTAGTTGCCGGCCTCGTCGTATCGTCCTACATTCTTGATCACGCCGCGCAGCCTCTCTTTGATTTCGATCGTTGCGGCTCTGTAGGTCACCACAATCTGATTGCTTTCGCTCAGTTCCCTGTTGCCGTTGAACTCCGGTACAAATGTCTTGGTCTTAGTAACTTCGATGTTCATGTCTCACCTCACACAGCCGCCGGATTTTCCACGCAGTAGAATGTCGGATCTTCTGCCAGGCGGAAGCTTGTGTCATAAGCCTGTGCCGCCCCTGTGTCTGCACCCAATGTCATGTTATAAAGGCTGATCTTTGCAAACACGAACTCCGCTGTCTCTCCAGCAACATCTGTGGCGCGCACATAGCCGAGGAAGTATACAGGCTGGTTGTCGATATCTGAGATTGTCACCGTGCCTGCCGCAGCCTTGCGGAATGTGCGCATCGTCTTGGAGATCATGCCGTCTGCGCCGTCGGTCACGCCGACCGTGAAGATGCTCTTGATCGTCCCCTGTGCATCCCGCTTTCCGATGCGGTATGCCTTGAAGTCGTCCTTGAGCTTGGACACATCGACCTCGCTCCTTGAGATGGCGAGGCTCCACCCTGTGGCATCGCCGATCTGTGTGAGCGCAAGAAGCCTGCACTTGTCGCCTGTCGCCGGGACTTCCGGACCTGTAGCCGGGAATATGTCCCCGAGCTTAGCCCCTGCCGGCCAGAAGGACGACGATGCCGCCTTTGCCGTGATGATCCAGTATCCCTTGCCCTTGCCCGAAGCTGCCGTCCCTCCGGCAAGCTCATCGAACGTCTTTGTGCCGTCCCCCGTGACTTCTGTGCCTGGTACTCCTGTGAAGAGCTTACAGTCATCGCCTATAAGGCTCATTTCTTCTGACATGGTTTTTCCTCCTTGTTGCCGGCGTCATTTCTGCCGGTCTCTTCTTTCTTCTTTCCGTCCTCCGGTTCTACCCGGCGGATCTTGCCGTCCCTGTCGGCGGCATATTCTGTCGTATACGCCATAACCTTCTCCTTTAACTAAGGGGTACTGTGATTATAACAAACCTGTTGTCCTGTACCTCCTGCACCTGTAGGTCATCCGGGCTGTCGAAGAACGAGTCTTCCTCCGATATCTGCGCAAGTATACGTGTGTTCGGAATCTTCGCATGGCTCTGTGTCGAATCCTCGAGGTTCACCGGTCTGCCCAGGAATGCGTCAAGCCGCTCTATCGCCGTGAGTGCATCCTTGAAGCCCTGGTCGCTCTCAACCTTGCCGCACACGCTCACGCGCAGTCTGACCAGCCGCTGCCCGCTGGGCCTGATGATCATTGTCTTGAGCATCGTCACCTTGACAATCATCCCTTTCTCGTCCACGCTTGACGGCGTGGTTATCACCTTGACTCCGAAATTCTGGTCGGAGATTGCCCTCCCGACCTGCGCCGCGAACAGAGTCATCGCATCAAACGAGTTCACCTGTGCATACCTCCATTATCTTTTCCGCCTCTCTGTCCGTAAGATAGAAGAACGGTCTTGCCGGCACTGTTATCTGCTTGCACAGGTAGAATGCCACCTTGTCCTCTGCATTCTTGTGCTTTGCCCTGTAGCAGATTGTCCGCCCCCTGCGGAACACATAGTTGCCGCTTGCCCTGATTGCATCCAGCACCGCCCCGACTCCCAGGCCGTACTTCCTCATCCAGCTGCGCATCCCCGGGCCGGGGACGAACAGCCACTTCTTCTTTGCGTTCACCACGCCGCCGTAGTGCATCAGCGGCGCCTGCACGGCGGTAGTCCCGACAACCACGGAGCTTTCTCCGGCAACCTTGTATGTTATCGACTGCATCATCACCCTCGTGTCCTGCAGCGGCTTGCCGGCTCCCCTGTATGCGGCGGTCACAGGCGAGAGCGGAGAGAGGTTGCCCCCTGTTATGTGGGAGCGTATGTACTCCGCCGCC